CGCGGGGCCGATCAGGAAATGGGCCTTCGTGGTGGGGACGACGAAGTCGAGCGTCCGCAGCTGGAAGGCGAAGAAGTTGTTGAGGTTCAGGGACGCGATCATCTGGTTCAGCGTCCGTTCGCCGACGTTCGCGGAGTTGCCGTCGACGTGTTCGCCGTCTTGGATCATTCCCAGAGCGGCGTAGGCGTCGTCTACGATGTCGCGGACGTTGATCATGGTCTAGCCCTTCTTGTTTTTGCGACCGCGTCCGCTCTTTGGAGCCTTGCGGGGCTTTTCGTCGCAGATTTCTTCAGGGGCGGCCTCGGTGGCCGTCTCGATCGCCTTCTCGGGCTCCGGCGCGACGCGCGCGGCTGGCTTTGAGTAGAACTGGATCTTTCCGTTGACGATCTTCATTTGAAACCTCTTGGAAAAGAGCCCCCCGCCGCCGCCGTTTTGTTTTTTCTGGAGAGCCGACGGCGACGGAGGGCGTGGGGGCGGAGGGACAGACTAGGTCATCGGCACGAAGACGGTGCAGACCCAGTTCGAGCGGGTGACCACCGAACCAGTGAGCACGTCGAGGCGCCAGATGTTCGCGCGGTTCCAGATGTCGCCCATGTAGGCGCCGTAGAACCAGAGGCCGCGTTCACCGGACTCGAACTTGAAGTTCTTCGCGCCTTCGACGGGGGCCATGCGACCGAAGCCCGTCCCGATGCCCGCGCGGTCCCAGACGATGGCGCGCAGGTAGTCGGTGTCGGGGGTGAGGTCGCAGGTGATCGTGTCGGACGCGCCGGGGAGCGCGGTGACGTTGCAGAGCGCGCCGTTGTCGCTCTTGGTCCAGAGAGGCTGGACGAGCAGAGCGGCTTCGCCGCCGGCGTCGACGGTGACGTCTTCCTGGACGACGAAGGAGAACGGGATGTCCGTGTCATTGCCGAAGACGTCGCACTGGTTCACGCCGACGACGCTGAAGACGGTCCCGGCCGTGATCGTTTCGGTCGCGGTCAGGTTTTCCAGCGTCAGCGTGTTGGAGGCCTGGACGTAGCTCTTGACGTCGACGCCAGCCGCCGAGAGGTCGGCGGTGCCAGTCTTCATCGAAGAGACGTCGGGGGTCTCGTACCAGTCCGTCTTCGCGTAGCGCTCGATGGCGGACTCGCGCCACATCTTGGAGATGTCCGAGACGGGGTTGAACTGGTTCGCCGCGCTGTGAGCGGCCATGCCGCGCATCAGGGGGCCCATCACGCCGTTGAGGTCGCCCGCGGCGTAGGTCGCCTGAATGACGCTGGCGGCGGTGGAGAGACCCGCCCAGATGTCGGTGTTCGAGGCGACGATAGCGCCGCCCGCGCCGTTCATCGCGACGTTCGCGGCCTTCTTCTGGATGTCGGAGGCGAGGTGCGACGCCAGGGGGGCTTCGACCATCAGCTTCTTGTCCTCGATCTCGTTCGCTTCGCGCACGGTGCCGGAGATGTCGGTGTCGTTGCCCAGGTCACCCGCCGTGAAGGGGATGTTGAACTGGTGCAGCGTCAGCGGCACGGACCCGGCGGAGTAGGTGAGCTGCGCGGGGTTGATGGTGCCGCCGGTGCCCACGACGCCGTAGTCCGGCAGAGCGTAGAGCATCGTCTCGCCGTTCGCGGCGACCTGGTTGAAGATCTTGTCCGACGCCTGCTGACGGGTGTGGGCAAGGAGGGGGAGGTTCTTGTAGATCTTGGTGGCGAGGACAGCCGCCATGCGGTTGTACGCGCCGGAGTAAATCGCAGCCATGATGTGTACTCCTTGTTTTGGCTGGTTTGACTATCTGGCCATTTCCTCGAAGTAGTCCTCCGCGGACTTGACCACTTTCGACGCGGCGCCGCCGGACTTGATGGACCCGAGGGGTGCCACGGGCTTCCGTTCGGTTTTCTTCGGTGCCGCTTTCTTCTCGACGAAGGAGACGATGTTCCGGAGGATTTCCGCCTGCTCGAACGGGTGGCCGTCCTTGAGCCGCGCGCAGACTTTCGAGTGGTCCGCGAGATACCGGAGGATCTTCGGACCGGAGGGATGCTGGCAGATGTACTCGCCAGCCATCGCGCCGATGTGCGCCGCGGGGTCGCCGGAGAAGGCGGTCTCGATCGACTCGTCGTAATCGTCCCGCTCTTCCTGCGACTTGAAGTTCTCGTGGATCTTCTTCACCCACGCGGAAATCTCAGCCTGATGCGCGTCGGAGTCGGCCTTCGCCTGGGCGTCTGCCTGGGCTCGGGCTTTTCCTTCGGCGTCGAGCTGCGATTTCACCAGCGCCTCGACGTAGTCTGCGTCCGACGAGAACTGGTCCCGCCGGATGGGTTCAGGCTTCTGCGCGGACTGGGTCGTCTGCGTTTTGGCCTCCGCCTGCGCTCGCTTGAGGCCCTCGATTTCGCGCCGCAGAGCCTTGATCTCATACTTGGCGCGCTTCAGGGCCCTCTTGCTGACCTTCGGCGGCTCTTCTCCATCGTCGTCTTCCCGGCGGAGCTTTCCGGGATTGTCGGCGGGCTGCTCGCCCTCCGGATGCAACTCCGCAGGCTCGGCTTCCGGATCCGGTTCCGAGTCCTGATTGCCGTCCGTTTCGGGTTCCGCGGTTTCGGCGCCTTCCGCCTTGTCTTCGGCGGGCGCTTCTTCCTTGTAGCCCATCTCGGCCAGCTCTTCGTCAGTCACCATTTCGGTGTTTGTCAGTTCAGCCATTTTCGACTCCTTTCCGCCCGGGTTTGACGGGGCGGCGCGCCTTGTTTGTGATCACTCCACGCCTCGCGCGGCGCTCTTCCGGGTGTAGACCATCCCGGCGTCCGCGAGGTCCTGGCCGAGGGCGAGCGCGTCTTCCATCTGCGCAGCGCGCTCCGCTTCGGCCTTCTCGAACTCCACCTGCGCGCGGTTCACGTCCTTCTCCGCCTCGGTCTGGACGTCCAGGACCATGCGGGAAGACTCGCCGCGCTGCTTCATCGCCTCCAGCTCGAGGCGGTTCTGGTTCTGCATCTGCGTCTTCAGCAGGTCTGCCCGCATCTTCATCTGCGAGTCGGCGGAGGACGCCTTCGCTGCCACCAGGGACTGCTGCGCCTGCGCCAGGAGCTGCTTCAGCTGCTGGTTTTCCTGCGCCAGCGCTTCCGAGTTCTGCGCCCCCTGGACGGACTGCTGGACGCTGAAGAGGGTCAGCTTCTCGATCTGCGAGACGAACGTCTTCTCGACGCCGTCGACGTACTTGCAGGCCTGGGCGAAAATCAGGGGTTTGAAGATCTCCGGGCTGATCTGCAGCAGAGCGATCATGCTTCGGAGGTTTTCCTTGCGCTGGGTCCCGAGGAGGGGGCCCGCGTCGATGTCGACGGAGAGGTCCTCCGGCTTCAGGGGGACGGTGTCGAAGTCTCCCGTCTCGCGTCTGACGCCGCCGTCCGCCTTCGTCAGGAACTGGCGCTCGCCGACGTAGGAGACGGCGATCAGCTCGACGATGACCCGCCCGATGGCAGAGACGGAGGAGGCGAGGTTCGTGTAAAGCGTCGAGAGGACGGTCTCCGCCGCCTTCGCCCGCATCAGCGTCTCTTCCGCGGTCTGCTCGCGTCCGACGGCCGAGCCGATCCCGTCCTGCGGGATGCCGATGACGTCGGAAAGCGCCGCGGAGTACATCTGGTACATGGACGCGATGTCGGAATTGTTGATGGCGGGGTCGACCTTCTCCGGCTTCGGGAGGGCTTTCCCGTCCTGGGTGAAGGCCTGGTACTTCAGGAGGGTCGCGTTCGAACGATTGGCGTTCGCGAACTCCTCCTCGTTCCCGGAGACCGCCTCCTCGGCGGCGATCAGCTTCATGGTGGGCGAGAGCGCTAGGCGCTCGGCGCCGGTGCTCACGGCGTAGTTCAGATTTCGCTGGGCATCTTTGGCGCGGTGCACCAGGCCGACGAACGAGTCCTTCCCGTCTTTGCGGACGGGCAGGCCGTAGACGGGGACGATCGGAACCCGCGAAAGGGCGAGCGACCTGCGCTCGACCAGGTGGCCGTTGACGATCCGGTACATCTCCACGGCCTTCTCGCGGACGCGCTTCGTCAGGCCGCCCTTGAGCTGGATCTCCGTCGTCTTCTTCGACTTCTCGTAGAAGGTGACCGCCTCGACGGTGCGCCCGGAGCCCTCGTCGATGGTCGCGTCGTCGGAGCTTCCAGCCCCGGCCAGGAGGACGTTGGGACCGTACATGGCCTTCGCCTTCGCCGGGGAGATGCGCTCGCAGAACGACGCCCACTCCGCATCCGAGCCGTCGACCTCGGTGGAGGCCGGGTCGATGTAGACGGAGAACGGGTCGTGGATGGCTTCGACGGAGACGACGACGTCTGCGGTCTTGTCGGTGTCGTTCGCCCACTTGGTCGAGACTGCGATCCAGCCATATCCGCAGGTGGAGGAGTTCCGGAGGGCGGTTCGGTAGGCGGTTTTGGCTCCGCTTTCGCTCTGGATGGCGTCCACGAGTCCCTGCGCGTCGTTCGCCATATCGGTGGCGTCGTCGGTCAGGGGCGAGATCTTGACGCCGTAGGGTGCCGCGTCGTACAGCCCCATGACTCGCTCGATGTACTGGTTCAGAATCGAGAACTGCTGCTTAACCCGGCCTTCGCCGCGGAGCATCCGCTCCTTCTCGCCGTACTGGGCGCCGTCCAGGCCCGAGGCGAACTCCATGTCGTTCTCGGCGCGGTCGTAGATTTCGGCGAACGCGGCCTTCCCCTCGTTGAGGGTTTTCAGCACGCGGAAGACGACGGACTCGTCCTCCAGCTGCTTCTCTTCGGTTTCTTCTTGCCCCATGTAAGGTCATGGGACGCCCCTATACTAACCCCACCTCTGATATTGTAAAAGTTTTGTAAAAGAGGTCTTGCTCGGCTTGTGGAGTGGGATCCCGAGCGTGGCGAGGTCGCCAGAATAGGCGCAAGACAGCGCCAGCGCGTCGGCGATGTTCGGCGACCGCCCGATGATGGCCTTCACCGAGTCCTTCGGCTGCAGGGCCAGCTTCCCGGACTGGTTCGTCCGGTACTCGATGGCGAGGATCTCCTCGCGCAGGTCCTGGCGGTTCCCGATGGAGACGCCCAGGGCGAACCATGCGCGCATCCGGAAGAAGGCCCAGGCGCGCATATTGGCGTGGGCGTCGTCCGGGGACGCCTCGCCGAAGTTCCTCCCGATGACCTCGACGCCGGGGAGCGCCTTCCGCAGTCGACCGGGCAGGAAGTGGCCGAGCCCGGTGGAGTCGACCAGGAGGCGGGCGACGCCGTACCTCTGGCAGACGGACGCCGTCAGGCGGATCAGCTCGTCCTCGTTGGCACCGGCGGAGGTGTTCTGCTCGATGGCCACGATCCGCAGCCCGTCGCGGACCACCCAGACGGTCTGGTCTCCACCGCCGCCGACGTCCATCCCGCAGACGATGGCCGAGGACCCCTTCGTCGGTTCCAGCTTCCGGTGCATGGCGGCAACGATCTGCGCGTCCGGGACGATGGTCTGCCCGCCTAGCCTCGGGAACTCTCCCAGGACGTTGATCCGGACCGCGTCGGAGTCCAGCCCGTGCTCCTCGATGTAGGCGTTTATGGCCTCCAGGTTTGTCCAGCGTGAGCGCCTGGCGTCGATTTTGAGGACCTTCCAGCCGCTGCCCTCCTGGCACTTGTTGTAGAAGTACCCGGAGGAGCGTGTGCCGTTTCCGCAGAGCAGGACGCGGTTGTCCTTGCCGGAGAGACCGCCGACGATGCCCTCGATCAGCTCGGACGGCAGCTTGGAGGCCTCGTCCATGATGTAGAGCAGGTGGTCGGCGTGGACGCCGGCGACGTTTTCAACGGAGTTCTCGGACCAGGTCATCCGGTGGATCGAGGGCCCGTTCGGAGCGTTCACGATGTGGACGTCTTTGGAGTTCGTCGGGTCGAACCATGCCCTGAAAGCCGAATTGTCGACCATTTCGAGCATCGGGCGCCACATGACGTTCAGGCTCTGGTCGTCGGTGTTGGCGAGCATCCGAACCTTCGCGCCGGGGAAGGAGACGTAGAACCAGAGCGCCAGGACGCCTTCGACGAAGCTCTTCCCGATGCCTTTCCCGGAGACCACGGCGATGCGCTTCTCGTCGCGGACGGCGTTGGCGATGTCTACCTGGTTGTCGTCCAGCTCGATCCCGAGGACCTCATCGGCGAAGGCGGCGATGTTGTCGCGGAACTTCGCGCGGAAGGCCTGGATGTCGGCTTCCGTCAACCTGGACGGGTCGAAAAGTTCAGTTTTCAGCTTCATTTGCGAGAATTGCGGTTAGAGTCTCCGGTTTCTCCGGTTTGGCCAGCGCCTGGGCGAGGGAGACGAACTGGGTGTTGACCTGGACGACGGGAGCTTCGTCGAAGGCCTTGGAGGCCTTGAGGAGGATCTCGGCGGCTTTGGTGTCGCCTTCTTTGGCCTTCTTTCGCAGCGCCGCGAAGGCTTCGCGCTGGATTTGAGCGTTCAGCGTGTTGGAGCAGTCGTCCATCTTCTTCGCGAACTCCGGGTCTTTTCGCCAGTCGTATGGAGTAGTAGCCCTGATGTCTACGCCCTGGGCCGCGCAGAGGGCGATGGCCTGCTTGACGTTGCCGCGGGTGTCGGTGAGTGCTTCGAGGAAGAGCTTCTGGCGAGCTTGGAGTTTCGCCGTCCGCAGGGAGACAGGCTTCTCTTTGGCCACTTTCGTTGGCTTCTTCGTTTTTGCCATTTCAGGCTCCTTCGCGTGTAGCGCGTTTTAAGGCCTCTTCCAGCCGTTTTGTGCTCACCCCTAGTAGTTGCAGCCCAACCACCCTGATTTGCCCGTCTACCCCTGCCAGCGTCGCCGCTGCGGTGTCCTCCGGCTCTTCGGCGATCTCCGCCCACTCTTCGGGGGTCAGACGGACGACTTGCCGACGAGCCCGGAAGGGGACCCGGAGGGCAGCTCCGTTCAGCGAGCGGTCTTGACGTCGGACGGATCGGCAGGAGAGCCCGACGAGGCGCAGGAAGGTCTTGGCCATGAAGCCGGGAGCAGCCTTCGACGGGTCGAACGTTTGGAAGGCGTCACAGAAGCCGTCCCAGGCGTGGGAGAGCCGATCGCCGTCCGGGAGAACCCAGCAGGCGGAGAAGGCATCCCAGAGGGCGTTCCGGTTTTCCGGGGAGCGAACTTGGAAGAGCGGTTCGATCGTCTTGTCGTCGGGCAGAGAGGTCATTTGAAATCCCCCCTCCATACCTCCCCCAATGGAGCACTGTGGACAATACGGAGTACCCCTCTTATACCTACCCCTACGGGGTATAAGAGGGTCTTCTCCGTCTTGTCTTGTCTTGTGTTTGTTTCAACCTCGGAACAACCCGACAAACAACCGTTCAAACAACCTCCGTAGGTTGTTTGTTTGCGGAATTGGAGGAGCCGATTATTCATCGTTTTGCCTCCTCCGCCGGGC